ACCAGCTACTACGTTGCTGATCTGACTTGTAAGTGTTCCTGGGCCAACGTTTCCGTAAGACCCACCGCCAATGCGGTATGTAACAAAAACAGAGTTTGCTGGGGGTATGCGCCCACCAACACCATCACCAAAACTTACATACGAAACGCTATTACTATCAGTATTAACAGAGTACGCAGGGGTGTTATAGCTTGCGTCAATGATGTAAGGAATCTCAGTAAATACGACACCGACAGGTATGTTTCCAGATAAAGTTCCAACAGTAACACTGCTGCTCCCAAAGCGTATGTCTGATTTACTGTTCCCGCAGAGGTTCCCACGTTCTCGTAAAATACAGTTTTTCCTTGAGTAGCAGTTACGCTAGCACTATAGACAGCGTTTAAGAACGTTAGAGGTACAGAGGCAAGAGTTACTGAGTTGCTAAGAACAACAACAGTAGAGCTGGTAACAGAGGACACAGTTGTTCCCGCAGGAACTCCTGTTCCTGTTACTGTCATTCCAGCGAGGATCTGAGTGTTGGAAGCTGAAAGGGTTACCGTAGTGCTGGCAGTGGCTGTCCCTGTAGCGGAGGTGCTGTAAAGGGGAATAGTTACTGCAGCATCAGTCTCGAACACAACCTGGGTGGATAGGCCGTTTACTACGGTAGTGGTAGTTACCTGTGTAAGTGCTGGGATAACTACTACGTTGCTAGTTCTGTTTGTAAAGGTTAGGAGTACGTTTGCTGGAGTTGCCATGCTCGGTGTATAGCCCAAAAGTTGGGCAATAGAAAGTACTGATTGTTTCTGCGTGGCCGTGGCAATAAACCCTTCATTTGCAGCGCGATCAATGTAGTAATTAAGGGCGTCCCCCATGTAGGAGAAAAGTTCTATTAAAGTAATGCCGAAATCAGACGCGTCAGTGCTGGTCCATTCTGGAAGAAAGTTTGGTATTTGAGAAACAAGGGTGTCTCGGATAGATGCGTAGTCTCTAGATGTGTAGTCTACCTGTGGTATGTAATTAGACGGCATTAGAACTCCTGAATTATTTCTCCAGCTCGGGTCAGAACACCTGTAGTCAGGCGTACTTGCCCCTGTGATTGATTAGGTAGGGTATAACTAATGGTAAGGCTAAGGGTCCCTTTTTGCTGGTCAATCGTGGAAATTACGTTGTTAAAAACCAAGTCAGGAAGATACCTAGAAAACGCCTCAGATACGTTAGAGGTAACTAACTCCGCCGCATCCACATCCGTTAGAAAAACAGCGTCGCGTACAGCACTTCCGTATTGGGGACGAAAGACGCGTTCTCCAAAGCCTGTCAAAACCACTGAGGAAACTCTGCTTTGCCATATAACGGCCTGAGTATTAGAAGACAGAATTGAACCGTTTCCGTCTACAGAAAACGGCAAGATGATAGCTCTTTCAGTCATTAGTACACCCCAATCCATACTGGGAAGTTGGGGTCTCCACCCTCAAACATGACCCAGACTCCTTGCCCAACATTTGGGTAGGAAGCATGCACCGTATGCGCAGAGCTCAAGGTTACGTTATGAGTATGGCCTCCGAAGGTGCTAACCGTTGCGGATGTGCTGGTAAAAGTATCTGTATGTGGGTCGTGGGTATTGATGTCTGTTACAGGCGTGCATGGGTATGCCCAATTTGTAACATTGGTATTTAATACCTGAGGAACCGTCAATTTAATGCGGTTCGTTTTATTGGGGTCTTGGTTATCTACGCAGACTCCTCGGTAGATTCCATAAAAACGCTTATCGTCCATAGAAGGCCCTCATCTTTTCTAGAGCTCCAGGGGAGGTTTTAGGCTCAATAGTGATAGGTGTTTTAAGGTTTCCACCCGCACCCCTCCAAACATACGCTGGACGAGATGGTACGTTTACCTTTGTTGTTGTTTTTCTTTGGGAATATGGGGTTTTGGAAGACTCCTTGACGGAGTTGCCGTTCTTGTTAAGCGATGTAACTGGGACCACATTTTTTTGACGAACCCCTGGAGTTATTACACGCTGAATGCTGCTACTAGGGTTTGCAATACTTTTGCTATCAGTCCATTGAATAGACGTACCGAGTGAGTCAGTACCCACTTCGATAGCTGTTGAGTACTCAGAGTTACCAAGTGCGTGATGACGTACCGAAAGAACTGTCCAGTACCCTGTATAGGGGTGTCCGAGTCCATCTAAAAATACGGGGTCTCCTGGGAACAGCGTTGGACTTCCTACTACGACAGCATCTCCACGATACGCGAATCTGGCTCTTTCGTCAGCAGCTGCGGCCTCGTATTGAGCTATGCTGTAAGAGGGTGCAACCACATCTGTTGAGTAATGGTCGTAAATAGGGGCTATGTAATTCTTTCGTGTTTGCGAGATCTGTCCTTGATTTGTATGGGAGTGGGCAAACGCAGATTCCCTGTTTACTCCCGCGATAGTAGTTGAAGCTTTTTTACTATCTTGGTACGGAACATACTCACCTATCATCGGAGAGAACGAGTAAATCCCAGTATGTCTAGAGTCAAGTCCGCGCAAAAGGTAGTAAGCGGCCTGATGTCTAGACTCTGTATAGTCTTGGGTTAGGGGTTGAAAGATAATGTTTGTGTTGTTAGCTTTTAAGATGTAGCCGCACTGTTTTGCCAACTTAACCATCATCTCCCAATCAGACATGCTAGATTGAGAAATTTGATCAAACACCCTCGCGTGGGGCACCGCTATGTAAGAAAACCCGTGTGAGGTTGCTAAGTCTGCTATTACTTGATCGGCTGTAGCGTTAGTCCACACACGCTGGGATTGCTGCTTGAATACTTTGGAAGCCCCAATAAAAGTAATATCTACATAGTTTTTAGATGGGGAAATGTCTGGAGTAATGTGATGAACGTACCCGTTGAACTGCCGAGTTCCGTTTACTCCGTTAATCGCTATGGTTGCGGGAGTCCCATCAGAGATAGAGTCATAGGTAACTCCTGAATCCATAAACTTTATGGTTATGGTCTCGTGCTCGTATAACCCGTGTCTTGACTCCAAGCTGTACCCTTGAGTTGGAGGAACCATAAGAGTTGGGAAGTCAACAGTAAACGTTCTAAACACGAGGAATCCTAAGGATTGTTCCAGCAGGTATCCTCAAGAAATCCCTAATACTTGGGTTGTACTCCGCGATTAACCACCACAGCTCTGGTCGTTTGTAGTACCTATCAGCTAGACTGTCTAATCTTTCTCCAGCTTGATACCTGTGTTCCCACCACTGCGTATTTCCAAGAACGTCAAACTCATAAAACACTATTGGATTTGCATTTCCACCATTAACAAATGAAACGTAGTCTATAAGTTGGTTGTAGTATCGAGAATTTTGATAAATCATTTTGTTTTTGTACTACTTCCTGTGTTGTTTGTTACACCAACCACGTTTACAAGAAGATTTATCGTTAGATTGACGTCGCTTCTAATGGGAACCATGTCCCTTGTAAAAGCAAGATGGTTTACAGAAATAGAAGAAATAACACCTGTAAATTTGTTTTGCCCCAGGTCAATTCTAATAAACTGTGGCTGTAAAAATCCTATGTTTGAAGTATTACGCCCGATCCCTTTCCACGTGTCTCCGTTTATAACTCGGTATAAGTATTCAAGATCGGCTTCAGTTCCGTATTTCATAAGCTCTGTTATTTTTTTTGCTATCTCGGTCTCAGTTGGGCTGCTATACGGAGCGTGCCCGTTAGAATAAAAATCAACAAAGTTATTTGCGTTGTTATGCCCAGGTTGAACTCTTAGGTCCTTGTTACTAGAGTTGTCAACGCTGTCTAAAGCAAACGGTAAAAACATCCCCTTAGCGCAAGCAAAATCGTTTGTTCTGTCAATGCGTAGCGTAAAAGATATTTGAGAAGACCCGTTAACGAGACCAGTTAAAGCAATTCCTGGGTCGTTAGCGTTTGGGGTGATGTTTATGTTAATACCCGTGTTTTGAGAGTACGTTTCTGGATTCCATAAAAATTGAAATCCGTATTTATACGCGGATGGAAACAGTGTAGACCCAGCAACTTCTACTCCGTTAGTAGCTGTTTTCTTAGGAGTTACCTGAGCTACTGGGTACGAGCGTGGAGTGTAAACCCAAATTCGCCCTCTACGAGAAGAATGGTGATTATCTATTCTGGAAGGTGATAGCCCAGGGTTAACACTCACTGGATCTGTAGGAAGGCTCCAAGCATGGGGCGGTAAATTCCATTTGTAAGATGAGTTGGGGAACTCTGGAGGAAGAGTGGTTGTAGAAGCTTGCGAGGTTGCTGTCTTAATCTGAATAGCTTTACTGGGTGGAGGCGTGTTAGTGCGAGAATACCCTGTGCTGCTGCTTCCAATTATAGTTTTGCCCCCTGCTGGGACACCCAAAACTTTAGTGCTTGCGTCAATTAACGCGTTAGTCTGACTTATTTTGTTTAAGAGTGCGTCCAAAGTAACAGTTGTGCTGGCAATGTCAGCGTAGATAGCAGTCTTATCTGCCAATGAAAGCGCAGAACCTGGTGCTGGTCCTGGGGTAACCCCCATACCAAGGTTGTTGTTATAAATTATGTTGTTGTAGTTGGGGTCCGAACCCCACGTACCCGTTGCGATCATGTTTTGGTCGTATGAAAGATAGCCTTGGTTTTTAGAGTAGTTTGCTCTAAACCCGTTTGATCCAGATATTTGAGCCTGCAAACCTTGTATGGTTTGAGATACAGAGGAAAACTTTGCGGACTTTTGTTGCTGGTCGATAACTTTCTTGTAAGCATTTGTGTTCTTTTTGAACGCGGCAAGCTTAGCGGCATCTGTGGCAGCTGCAGTCGTGACAGCACTTGTGGCACTTCTCTTAGACCCTGTTGAAAATGCCATTATGTACTCGCCACCCTCGCATTGATTCCAATAGACACAAATTCTTTTCTTATAGCCGTAGCAAGCTTATGCTCGTCTATATGTGATCCTTTTTCAGGGTAAACGTTTATGTTTACCCCTCCATAGTTATGAATTGGGCTTCCAGGAGATGCAACTTCTAGTGAGCCTGTCTTGGTATTCATAGCTAGGTAGGTATTAACCATGCTAGTTGAAGAGCTCGAGTAAGAGCCTGAGTCCGACCCTTGGCCCATTCCAGAACCACCAGACATTGCGTCTTTTGGAGATGATCCCATTAGTGAAGCTTTACTTACTACTGACCCTCCTGCACCTCCCATTAGACCCTGTAACATCCCGCTTAGATCTATTAGCGAAGACGTAGGGTCCCCCTTTGTTCCATTAAGGAGGTTGCTGTTGATAGCCGTTCCTGTAGCTCCACCAACGACACGACGACATGCAGATACGCTATTTAAGTCGACACCAGCTGTACTGATTACTTGTCCAGTCTGTGGAGCTTGAATAAGTTTGTTTCCGCCCAAGTAGATTGCTACGTGATCTGGGGATGTGGGATTACCAAAGAATAGAAGATCTCCTGGTTGTGCTTGTGTTGGCTGGATAGCCACGCCGCAATTTACTTGGGCGTACGTTGTGCGTGGAAGCATCACACCAATTTTGGCGTACGCGTATTGAACAAAGGATGAGCAGTCAAAGCCAACAGTTCCAGAACCTTGTTGTGTTCCACGAGTTGGTCCTTGGATACTTCCCCCACCCCAAGAGTACGGGATTCCAATAAGTGAGGCGCCCGCAGAGACTACTGCGCTAACAGCTCCTGCTGATGTTTTTGGTACAGCTGTTTGCGGTTTTACTGTGGCGCCTTGACCGAGACCACCAGTTGATCCACCACCCAATACTCCAGATGCTATTGCAGCCGTAACAAATCACCACCCAATGGATCTAGCGCTTCTCCTGCAAAAAAAGCTCCAGCGATAGGGGCGGCTTTTTTTAAGAAACCCCCAATACTTGCCATGATTCCTCCACCAGCTTGGCCTGCCTTACTTCCAGCTAGTGTTTCACCCTTAGCCAGTTGAGTAAGGGCCCAAGCCGCTGCAGAGTTGCTGCTAACAAGGTTTGATAGCTTGTCTGTTACTTTTACTAAAAGATGGTTAGCTTCAAGAAATCCTTTAGCTTCTGCGTTTTGTGCAGTTGCCGTTAGCCCAAATTGTGAGGCATAGAGATCGCTTTGAGAGTTAAGGGCTTTAGTTGTCTGACCAGTATGCGTGGTGCTCGCTCTGCTTAAGCTCCCACCCTTAGAAAATTGAATGGCCGCAGTTTGCAGGGCATTAAAAAGATTAGGATCTCCAGCGGAAGCGGCTTGCAAAAGGTTATACAGCCCGTTTCCTGGTTGCAAAGAGATTGCCATGTTGCTTGCATTTAGACGACCACCCGTTTGCGCTACAGCAAAATCCCAAATGTCTTTGAAGACAGCCGCAGGGTTTCTCTCAGCGCCGTTAGCTCCACGAACTTGTATACCCATCATGCGCAAAGTGTTTACAGAGCCAGCAGAGTTAAGAGATGTGGTTGCTTGCATGGCGCTTTGAAAACTTCCAGTCAAGTTTGAGATCTGGGCAACCCCGTTAAGAATGCCTTTGTACCCAGGAAGACCTGGAAGAACCCCACCAGCCGCCCCCTGCGCGATTGCTTGTTGAAGATCAGAAGAGCTGGAGGCAGTTCCTTGCCCCATCGCGGCTCTTACAGTGGCGTTTACGTTTCCCTGCATGCCAGTAAACTTGGCTTGCGAGGTTAAGAGTTGCGAGCTTACTGCTTCTTGAACAGTGGGCATCATTGTTGCGATGCTCGCGCCTATCCCGAGAACTGCGGAACCAGCAGCAGATATAAGACCCATAACACCAGAAACCTTGGAGCTAAAGCCTCCGCTAAACGTGCCACCACCACTAGCTATTGATCTCGAGCCACCACCAGATGCGCCACCACCAGACATTCCTCCTATGACAGAGTTAGTGCCTCGTAAGTTATTAAAGATAGATTTTGATTTGTTATCAATCTTGTCAAATTCAGAAGACAATTTTTGCATGAGGGAGATCATGTCATTGATTAACTTTGTCTTAGAACCAGAATCTTGATTAAACTCTGCAACCATTCTCTACCTCCTTTGCGATCTGTTAATCCAGTTAGCCCTTTCCCTTACGGACAGAGCTCGTATTTCTGTGAGTGTCCAACCAGGGAACGCCCTAGTTATAACTTCGTATGAATCGAGTAAAGTTTCGTAGTTATCAAAGTTGAAACAAAGCGATAAGACTTATAGGAGTTGAGTTAACCTCACCACATGCCTCGCATGCCTTGCTCACCTCCCCGAAGCGTGGGCCTGGATTCTTTTCGTTGATCTGCTCTATGAGCTTGTTTCTATCAGCGATACTAAGTTTTAGAGCTGTTGATGCTCCCATAGTAGATTTGCCGTCAATACCAATGAGGCATTCTGATAAAAGCATTGTGTTAAGCTCGGCACTAGTTTTATCAGAGTTCTCCAGCAAAAGGTTCTTTACTCGTCCTGTAGGAACTGTAAGAGTTGCTGTTCCACTCTTTATTTCTACTGTCCAGTTGCGGTCTGCAATCGGGTTGTCTAACTCAACTGTTGGAATGTCTTTGTTTAGATCTAGTGTTACTACGGAAACTTTCTCGCATTTCTGGCAAGAGAACTCGTACTCTGAGGTGTCCCCAAATGTTGCACGACGAATACCAAGAAGGATGGCTTCTACATCTCCAAAAAGCAAGTCATCGTATGCAGTCTTTTCAAGTGGGTTTCCCCCCAAGTTAACAAGTCCTTTTCTAAGGATCGTACTAAACACCTGCGATAAAGACTTCGCCTTTGAAATTGCTTCCTCATCAGCGCCATTCAATTCGCGTACTTCGGCGTACTTAGATAGAACCCCGTCCTGGGAGATATAGCCCCCAGGCAGAGTTACTTCGGTACTTGATGGTGCTACGGTTTCCACCCCTACTGCAGTAGGCTTTGTAGCTTCTGCAATTGCGGCATTTAATACATTTGGATCGGTGCTTTGTATCACGAGTTATGCTCCTTTAGTTATTAGTTTTATAGTAAGCCGAGTGGAGTGTTAGCATCTACGCCTGTAGCTCCCATGAACCCTACTGATAGACCTTCATGTACAAGAGTCATCTGTTCGAATAGAATGTTCTGATCTCCAGCGTTTAAGTCCGAGTATTGAAGTGTGGTGATCCAAGCGTTGTGCACGTCAAAGCGCATCTTCGCGTTAGCTATGAAATCAGTCGTGGTAGAGGGTGAGTTCGCTGGGTGGTCAAGGATGTAGATCTTCACGTTTACACGGAAGTCGTTAGCCCCAGGTGAAATAGCAAGACCCTCTCCTTGAGCGGCTGCAAAGAGTCCGCGCATCCAACGGATGGCTTGATAATTTCCGTTCAACGTTCCATGTTGGAATGTGATCGGTGTGAATGTGGTCATTCCTGGAATCTGGTGAATGGTGGTATTGTAACCACCCTCACGATAAGGGATAGATTGGGTGTTGATGCCCAGCCCCGTGATGCTGGTAAAGCCAGCAGATACACTAGGTGCGATATTGAGATCATCAAATGTGTGACCATTTGCTGGAGTGAACTCCGCCACGTACTTAAAATTACGTAGCGGGTCTGTAACAATGGAAGAAAAGCGTTGTAGATTAGTTGGCATTTACTTGGCTCCTTATGCCGTTGTGACGGTTGCGCCACCGTCGAATTGACCTATGTTGATGACAACGAACTCAGCTGGACGTTGCAGCGCAACGCCTACCTGAATGTTGACTTGACCAGCTTCCACTGTGGAAAGCGTGTTGTTGTTGGTGTCACACTGTACGAAGAAAGCCTGTGATGGCGTGTTTCCACGTAACCCACCCTTGCTCCAGAAATCAGTGAGGAAATTTCCAACAATCGACGTTACACGGCGGTAAAGCACTGTGTCGTTTGGCTCAAAGAGTGCGAACGTCGTCAGATCTACAAGAGCCTTCTCCAAGTAGATAAGAGAACGACGTACAGGAATGTACATGTCTGAGTATCCAGCTTTGAAAGTACGGGCACCCATGATGACGATCCCAGAACCTGCGATGTACCTAATGGCGTTAACAGGAACGGTTGCTGTGTTTAGCGCGTCCAAGTTAGCAGCAGTAAGGACAGGAACAGAGATAGCTCCCGCGATCTTTACACCAGTTCCAGCAGGTGCCTTGAATACTCCACGAGACTTATCTGTAGCCGCAATCTTTCCTATGACTGCTCCACCTGGGTTTGTGTTGGCAATAACTGTTCCAGGGGTAGTGTTGGTAGGGTCGTTGATAGTGATGGGTGGGTAGTACACAGCCGCGTATGATGTTGGGTTGTAGCTAGCAGCCAAACTGATCTGGTTAGCTACGGTGTCATTAACGGGGTCAACAACAACAAAGACGTCTCCACGGTTAGCCGCATAAGCAGTAATCAAGTTTACTGAAGATGCGTCTGTTACTCCTGGAGCATTTAGGATAAGTGACTGTGTGACGGTATCAAAAATACCAGTGCTTACAGATGTTCCAACGTCTGTAGCGGCAACTACTGATCCATCTGTACCACCAGCAAGCGTTGTGTTTGCTTGTACAGCGGGGTTTCTGGTAGCTCCAGTCGCGGTAGATCCAGAATCAACTGCTGTTAAGTAAGCAGACTGAGAGTTGATTACTGAAACCGCATAGCGAGGGTCTATTGCAGTCATGGATAGACCTTGGTATGACTCGACTTTGTAAGAAGCAGTTGTTCCACCAAAGTACACAGTTAGATCAAAGTACCCAGAGTTTCCTGCTGATAATGCAACTGTTACGTTTATACCACCAGCAGCTCCGTTTGCCCATACTCCTGGATTAGGGGCTGATAGCAGTAGCGTGTTAGCTGGAGTACCCGCTGTGTCAAGAAGCTGGCGAACAGCGGTTGCAGGAGATCCCTTAGTAACGCGCTGGATGTATGCTTGGTTTCCACCGTTAGCAAAAAACAAGAATACGGTAAGTGCTAGGGTGTTGTTAGTTCCCCAACCACCGTAGAGGTTAAGATAGTTACTCCATGAAGTAACTAGGGTTGGAGTGATTGGACCTCTAGGATTAGCGCCAATAAACGCTGCTACCGAGTCCGAGTTCACACCAACGACAGGGGCTACTGGGTTCACTGTTTCTTGAACGTAGACTCCAGGACGTAGGTAAGAGGCCATTCATTTTCTCCTTAGATTATTTCTTAACTGGTGTAAAGCCAGCTGGGATGTTGCTTGTTGAGGTGTTGATCTGCACTGTCTGTACAGTTTTTAGGGCCGTACCTGCAGTTGCTGGGGTCATTTCACTGGCTACACGCACAGTAAAGATGTTCTTAAATAGGCGGCGCTCGTCCTCGATAGAGTCAAGTTTTATAAATCCATCGAGAATCATGGTGCGGTATGCGGTTTCATTTCCTAAGTCATTAGGAACATTGAGAGTCCCATACTGACTTGGAAACTTTCTTTGTAGGTTCACAAGAAGGGTACGGTCATGCAGAGGATTACGAGCGTACGAGGTAACCTGATACACGAGGTCGTAGGGCAACGGGTAGTCATACCGATACTTGTAATTAGATACTGCAGCAGTAGTTCCTTGAAGGTCGGTATCTACGATGCTTCCTGATACCTGACGCTCGGATGCAACGCGCATATCTACCAGCTCTAGTACGACGTACGGGTATGCTTGCTTGCGAACTTCAAGGTCTGGGTAGCCGTAAAAAACTCCTACGGGACGGGTGGGGTTTCCCTTGTCCGCTACAGTGATTCCTTGAAGGTAGGCTCTTAGCGCAGCGTCCTCTGAAAGAATGAAACTCAATTAAACACCCCCATAAATGCAAGCGTGTCGATTACGCCTTCTGATACTTCCTGTTCTAGAAAGCTCCCTAAGCGGGATACAAAGGGGCGCAAAACTGCGCGTGGGGGAATTCCTGAAGTCCCGTACTCGAGGTCATTGACCTCATCGTGTATCTCATCTGGGTATGAAACTACAAGGTTAGGCTCTTCAACCTTAACTGAGAGTTGGATGATTACATCTACGGGCCATTCGGCACGGTAGGCAAAATCTCTAAGAAGAGATGTGAGGCGTGAGGCTGTGGCTTCTGTGGCCTTAGTGGTCGCTAGTGTCACTTGCGCCACAATCGCCAGAGGGCGAGTGCGAGTAATCCCTTTGCTGCATTATGGTCATCTGGAGCAGCATCGAATGATCCTTGAACAAACTCTTTACTAGAGGGCTTGTTAATCTGGGCCATGATGGTTCTCCAATGGAGTAATGGGGTACTTCGCAGGGGTGAATAAGTGGGCTCGCACGAGCTCTCTTAAAGTATAAAGGCCCCCCTATTTCTAGGAGGGCCTAACTGGTTACTACTTTTGAGCTACTTCTTTTTCTTACCCTTTTCATCAACTTTGGGAAACTTCTTAACGTCCTTGGCTTTGTCGTCTTTCTTGTCCTTAAACGGGTTCTTCATATCTTTATCCATACTTTTCTCCTTCTTGGTGGGGTTATTTTTTCTTTATGTTGTGGTCTTTATGGGTACCGATACCGATAGTCTCGCCTTTACGGGCGATCACGATGCTCATCGGGAAATGTAGGAGACAGCTACGAGTGTGCTGGCGGCACTTGCAATTACCCACATTTGATCTGCAGGGTTTAAGTCGTTTAGGGTAGTGGAAGCTCCAGCCGCTAGCAGTACCCCATAAGAAGAAGAGGTTACGGAGTTACTGTTTCCTACGTAAAGTAGATTAGTGGCGTGAGTATTCTCAATGATTATGGAATAGGTGTTGGTAGGACCGCTTGAAGGAGAAACTCGTACGGCAGCTGTACCTACTGTGTAGGGGGAACCTGGGTGTAGATAAGTCATTGTTCTTCTTTCCTATTATTGGGCGTAGGCCGCAAACTGGCTTTCATTGACTAGCTCTTCTGCGCTCACTTGCATGAGGTCCATGGTTACTAGGGAAAACGCTTCCCCTATTATGCCACGTTGTTGTATCCCGCGTGGGCGCCAAACTTCATTATGCCAAATAACTCTGGCCCGAGTTTCATCACTGGGATTGGCCAAGATCCCTGGATCAGCCTTTTGAATGTCAGTACCTAGAATTGTTAGGTGGAGGGTGTCCACGTTGTAATAACCGCGCTCTGACTGGTCTACATCACCTTGAGAAATTAGGGCTCTAATTACGGGAACTCGTACAGGACCCTTCCATACAAGACCTGTAGCAACGCTGCCTGTGTCGTAGATTGAGTCTATGGAAGAGTTAACCGAGTCGTATACCCACCAGTCCACATAACTGCCTATAGGGTTGCGAAGATCTGCCGCTATACCAGCCTCTAGAGAAAGTTTTTCGAAGGTCGCGTCAAATCTACCCCCTGGTGTATAGGCTCTCATCTAGGGTCAACCACCAAACCGTCATCCGTAACTTCCCAGCCGACCACATTAAATGGGTGCTCGGTGCCCTCGTAGAGGGGAGTAACGTCAATGATTTTGGGCTCACTTAAAAGAATGGCCGCCAATTTACCGTTCATGTGGAGGACATCAAGGATCTCCCCATCTAGAGCAATGGCTACTTGATAGGTGTCTGTGTTAGCCATTTTGATCTTCCTTAAAAGAAACGGTCACTTGTTCCCATTTGTGTTGGGGGCATTCGGCGTTGGGAAGCTTAACCTTTTGAAACATAAGGCACCCGCACTCACTGCAGGTTCCAGCCCTCGTATAGAAGGGGCAAGCCTTGCAGATTGCTAATCGTTCTTGGGCTATTACGGTTTCTACTCGGCCAATGTTTTTATTCCATAGATCCCAAGGTCTAGCTGGTCTATCGAAGGGGTCTTTCATCTAACTCTCCTATTGTGCGCTGTAGTTGTCAAGTGTAACACCTTGAGAAGCTGGAGATGCGGCTAGCACTATTCCCACGTTAGTTCCTTGAAGGGGGCTAGAAGGAGACAGGGTGACTGTTCCTCCAACTTGAGAGACTAACCCTGCCGATGAATAAGCCTTTGCAGTGATGGTTCCTGAAGATGTAACAACACTTAGAGAACCAATTGTTGGAGGGGTGCTACCTGTAGTAAGTAAGGTACTAGACACGGTAGAGATGGTGCTTGCTACATCTGAATCAATGTTTAGATAGAGCGAGTATGTTGTCGTTCCAGCAACAGTGGTGTTTTGACTACGAGTGTATGTAGTCACGTTTGTATTTTGAGTACGAGTATAGGTTGTGGCATTTGTATTTTGAGTACGAGTATAGGTCGTAACATTTGTATTTTGAGTACGAGTATAGGTCGTAACATTTGTATTTTGAGTACGAGTATACGTTGTGCCACCGCTAGTTGCGGGTACGCTTTGCCCGTTGTGTGAAGGAGTGTCCCAACAAGTAGCTCCAGAACGGTTAGGGTAAGCTGGATCAAGGCACTGATACCCCGTAGTTGAGCTTGAAGAAACAGTTCCACAACCACCAGGGGCGCACGTATTTGTAGAGTCAGTGCAAGAAACAGTAGCTCCAGTACAGGTTGTTACTCCACCATTGGAACTTACAGCTCCACAACCGCCAGGTGCGCATGAGTTTGTAGTATCAAAGCAAGAAACAGTAGACCCAGTACACGTCGTAGATGATCCTGAAGAAATACCCCCGCACCCACCAGGGTTGCAGGTGTTTGAAGAGTCAGAGCAGGAATTTGTTCCACCAGTACAGGTTGTTACGCCACCGTTTGAACTTACAGTTCCACAACCACCAGGGGCGCACGTATTTGTAGAATCAGTGCAAGAAACAGTAGCTCCAGTACAGGTTGTTACTCCACCGTTTGAAGTTGTGGTTCCACAGCCACCAGTAGGAGTACAAGTGTTTGCCGTATCAGTGCATGTAACAACAGACCCAGTGCAGGTTGCAGATGAAGTAGCAGAAGTGTAATAGGGGTAAGCTACCCACCAGTTATTTGCGTCCGTTACCCAAAAAGATAACCCAACCCCAGCAGTTACATCAGCAGACATTGTTGCGCTAGCCTTAAACGAAACTGTGGCTATTGGGTAGGTTGAAGGAGTTCCAGCGCTTGTTGCTTGGCTTCCATTGGCAGACCACACCCCACGAGTTGCTACCCAAGCAGTTCCGCTAGATGTTGTTCCTAAAGTTCCAGATGTCGTTCTGTTGAAGTTATCTGTTACTACGACTACGGCAACTACTGAGTTAGATGTGGCAGATGCTGCAGATGTTCCGTTAGCGTTTACCGCAGTTACAGAGTATGTGTATGTTCCACTTACCGTTTCGTTAACAACTACGGGGCTAGCAGATCCAGACGCCGTTACTCCAGAGGTTGAGGTAACTACATAGGAAGTAATCGTCTTTCCACCAGAACTTCCTGGAGCTGTAAAGGTTATAGTTGCTACTCCGCCAGAAGATCCAGAGGCTGTTACAATAGTAGGAGCTCCTGGAGCAGTTGTGGCCGTGACAGAAGATGAGGATGAAGATGGCGCAGAGGTAGCGGAGCTATTTATGGCTACAACGCTATAGGTGTAAGAGACGCTACTTTGGAGACCCGTAACAGTAAGCGGGCTAGACGAACCTGTGGCCGTAAATCCACCAGGACTAGAGGTAGCTGTGTAAGAAGTTGGGGCGCCACCAGTAACGGCTGGGGTAAAGGAAACTGTGGCCGCACCATTATTAAATGCCCTAGATGTGCCTACATCTGTAGCACCTACACCAATAGGAGTATCTGGAACGGCAGGAATAGTGGTATTGCCTGCGCTCGCATTTCGATACTTATTTGTATTTAAGGTATTAAGACGACTAGCTTTCTTAATCACTAGCTGCCCCCTTAGTTATCTTTGACTTGTGCGTCCCCGTATTTGTGACCTGTAAGGCCAGAGGCATTGGCGCTAGAGGTTGCCACTAGGAAAGCTCATTGCCAAAGGCTTGGAATGAAAGTGTGGCGGTGCTTCCGTAAACGCGGATTGTTGCCCCATGCTCAAGAGTTACCCCAATAGTTAAGAACGTTGTATCGTTTGCATTAACCGTGGCCCCATAAACGAGCCAGTTAGGGGCTGTGGAGGTTACGGTTCCACTTGGCCAGATCGCAACTCTATAGGTGGCTGCGGAGGCGGCCTGGTTACAAACCGCAATCGTGGAGACTACAGCGCTAGAAGTAGCTGTTCCTGGGGTAGGGGTGTAGAGGGTTACCTCAGTTGTAGCGGCTGGGTTAGCTTGCCCCAAAACTTTGTACGCGCTGGCCATTATTCTCCTTAAAGGTTCTTTCTAAATTATCGGGGATACGGGTGTATTTGTATGGGTAAAGTGTGTTTAAGAGATTCTGTAGGTAACCCAGGTAGTAGTTCCTGTTCTAGCGGATCTCCAACGAGCCGAAGTTCCTATCGCTACTGTGGCAGAGCCGACAATAGTGTGACTTGTACCTGCTACTAGAGTTACTGCACCTGCTTGATTTCCTATTGCTATATTTGAATTGCCCCTACTCAGATTACGCTCAGACTTTCGTAAATGTCCCCTTATTATCCCAGAAGGCATAGCCACCCTTGCCGAGAGTAAATGGGGTAGCGATGGAGCGATTATGAGTAACTGCCCCGACCCAATCCTTGTTATAGAAGTTCTTGAGAACCCAATCGGTATTCACGCAATCCTGCCCAGTTACGGGGTCAGTCCATAGCACGAAGCACTTATCAACAGGGTCGCAAATTTCCATCAGCCAGCCTCGGCCTTGGGAATCTTGCGTTGTACCAGGCATAACCCCCGAGATCGTCTTAATCCAAGGGTCGCCTAGAATCTCAAGGATTTCGTGGACGGTTGCTAGAAACGCTCCTTGCGCGAGCATTTGGAATTTGCCGAAAGAGCGCGTTGGAATGAGAAGTGAACCGACTTTATGGGCGAGCTGAACTAGCGGGTGATGAATCTTGCCAAAGACTGACCCTGCCGCCCGAGGGGAGATGTAGGCGTAGGGAACATTGTGAACCTTGTCGGTATCGTGATAGCCAGCCGCGCCAGAGTGAATATTCCTCTCCGTTATGTACACAACGCAATCTTTGTTCGTTGGGACATAGGGAACTTTAAGGTCTAGCCAATTCTCTTGAATTATAGTGTCGAACATAACGCCATACTCTTTTTGAGCATCAGCGAGAGTTGCTTGAACGCCACGCAGGATTACGCCAGCATCCCTAGGAGATAGCACCTCATTAACAATGACTAAACGCATAATTTTATCCTCTCAACATCTGACTTAATGAATACGGCGGTCATGGAGTAACTACAACTGGCGCTGGATTTGCTTCAAGCCAAGCCGAGTAATCGTCGATCTCTTGGCGGGTGACGACCTTGCCATCTTTATCGCTGTAGGTAACAGTTGGCGCTGTGTCCATGTCGCCATTGAAGTTGTGATCTTCGTTGTATGGTGGATTGAAAGTCATGTTAGTTTACTCCTAGAAGGTAGATGGAGCCTGTTGAGAAGTTGTTGGCGGAAGTAAAAATCGTGATTGAGGTGAGTGCGGAGGCTGTAATATAACTGCCAGTAAAATTTACATAAGACGATGAGACATTTACTATTCCCGAGACAAGTTTTGTTGTCAAAAGTAGAGCGTGCTCAATGTCCATTTGTAAAAAAAGAGAAGTTAGGTTGTTTTGAATCAATGGGGTGAGGGAGTTGGTATTATTGTTTGTGTTTGCATTGATCGCTCCCCCAGAAATCCCTGAATAGCCTGTATTGTAATTAGTGGCTGAATCGCCATTGAATCTGATTTGAAAGTAACAGGTCGCAGATGGCACGAGGTTGGGAGCAAACACGCGATACTTGGAATAACCACTCAACCCCGAAAAGGTGACGGTTGCAACGCCTGATGGGGTTGCAGTTTGGAGGAGTGTCCAGTTGGGAACTGACGGTGATTGAAGTGAAGATAATAAGAGCGCCATTTTAGTAGACCTGCCATCCGATAGTTGCTCCGAGGTATCTTAGAAATACTCTCGCTGAATTTACATTGATTATAAGATTTTGAACTGTGCCATTTATTTTAAGTCCGTTTGAATTGACGGTGATGTTGTTTGTTGCGGCGGTATTGCTGACATCCCAAATTTCAATTTTGTTGTCAATAGTTGGAGAGGCAGGGAGAGTCAAAGTCCACGCTGACGAGGTGGTGACATAGTAAGCATTTCCAGCGGCGATTGCTTGAGTAGCGGCGATTGAATTTGAGGTTAATGTGCC